GTCCTTCACTTAATAATCTTTTTACTAAATTGGATCCTATAAATCCTGCACCTCCAGTTACTAATATTTTCATTTTAATCTTCTTTAGAACCAAATACTCCTATATAATCTAATGCTTCTACAAAATCATTATGAGCAAATCTTTTTTCAGTAGTCATATCCATTCTATACTCATAATATTCATCTTTTTTTCCTGGTATTGGGAATTTTTCTTTTTCTTCCTCAGTTATTTTTACTGCTTTAACTCCAGCCCATTCATAATTATCTTGTGATACTGCTTCACCTTTAACTCCAAATTCCTTAGCTGCTGTAGCAAATACCATACCATTTTGAGGTAAATTTACTGTTTGAGGCATCCATATTAATCCATCTTCATCTTCACCTAGTAAAGCTTTATATAAGTTAGGTAATATTTCCATTTGTTCTTCAAAAAACTTTTCACCTCTTTTCATTATAGTTGAAGTTTGAAAACCACAACCATAACAAGAGTAAAGAGTTATTTTACCTACTTTTTGTGTGTAACAAGCATCACTATTACATCTTTTACATGTAATTAAATTATCTTTATTCATTACTTTACTATTTTAAGTTTATTATTTTTTTTAGGCATTTTAATTTTATCTATACCTGGGAGTTTTAATTCCATTTTCTTGGGTAATTCTTTTAAATTTTTATCAAATAATTCAGATATTTTTTCAGTCATTTTATCAAAACTAAAGTTTGTTTTTGAATGTTTACCTTGATTTTTAGCTCTTTCTAACCAACCTTCATAATTATCATAAACATCATTATAAAACCCATCAATAAATTTATGATCTATATCAAACCATTGAGAACCCTCAATTATTAATCCTTTAACTTGTGCTGATTTATCTACATTATTAATACTTCCTCCACATAAACCTACACAATTCGGTTGTAGAAAATCTAAATGACCAGACCATCCAGAAGCTATTATTGGTTTATTTACTAAACTAAATTCTAATAATGGTCTACCAAATCCTTCTCCTTTAGTAAAACTAACCATAGCCTTTACTTTTGGATGATTATAAATTTCATTCATTTCTTCATCTGTAAACTCCCCATGTAATAAATAAACAGATGGTAAACTATCTCCATCTACACTATCTCTTATATCATCTATTTTTCTCTGTATAACCTCTTTATCTCCTACACTAGCATTAACTCTGCAGGTTTTTAAGATAAGAGCAGGTGGGTTTTCTTTATTTTTAAAGGTTTCATAAAAAGATTTAACAGTAAGAGCTATATTTTTTCTATCATGATTAAAATTTCCTTGCATCCAATGTCCTACTACTATATAAGCAAAATCTTCGGACATAGAATTAATACTATTATATAATTCTTTATTTTTAAATTTTTTAATTACTTTATAAACATCTAAGTTAGCTCCCTCAAATAATACTTCAATAGGTGTTGTAATTTCAAAAATATCTTTTTCATCTTTACTATTTTGATATTTTGAATTATTAAATACATGCTTTGAATGTTCTGATGATGTTAAAATTAAGTCCATTTTATTACATCCTCTTACCCATTCTATATCACATACAGTAGTTTCAATTCCAGCTGTTAAACCTATATTATACTTTCCTACAGGTGTAAATTCATTTGGAACTGTTATCATACACCAATAATCTGGTTTTTCATTTAAACCTGGTGTTATTAATTTTTCTAAGAATCCCCATTCTTTTTTATTATTTTTAATAAAACCTCTAGTGGTATTACCCCATCTTTGAGATAATATTTTTACATCATATTTATCTAATTTAACTATTGATTTAACAAAATCTCTAGATCTAGCCCCATAGCCACTATAAGTATCAATTGGGCAGCTTATAACAAATGTATTCTTCATATTAGTATTTTAATTTATGATTTAAAACCTTCCTATCTATATTAATATCTTTAGTAAATGTGAATTTTGGTTTTGGTTTAAATTTAATAAATAATTCATCCATCCCTTCAATTATTCTATTAGCTTGTTTTTCAGCTGTAAATCCAGCTTCATCACCTAAAACCCAATTTCTACCTACTTTACCTATTCTTTTTCTTTCTTTATCACCCATATCGTACAACGCTTTAATTTGTCTAGCAGCATCTTCAGGTGTACATCTATCATCCCAAATATAAGGAGTTCTTGGTGAACCTACTAATGATTTATTTGTAGGGTACACAGGTAAAGCCCATTCACCACAATCTCTATAGGTACCATTGTGATTAGAAGGGAAATTTTCATTAAAATCAATCCACTTACCTTTTTCATCTGTAAATCTCATTTGATCTTGCATTCCACCAGTTACATTAGCTATAATTGGAGTACCTGTTAATAATGACTCTGTTAAAGCTAGTCCCCATCCTTCTGCTGATGATAATAATATAGTACCATCTGCATAATTGTATAAATAACCCATTTGTTGAGTTGAAAATTTACCTGCTGAGATTACTATATTATGATCTTCTTTTGGGAATAAAAATCTTATTACTTCTGGTATATCAGTACCATGCTCATCTATAGGTGTAGTATGGAGTACTAATTGACATTTGCTTCTTTCTTCTTTACTTAAAGTATCTAAAAAATATTTCCATGCTAAAATAGTATCGGGGATACATTTACGTCTAATATTTCTAGAATTAAATAGTAATTTAAATTTCATTTTCCCATCTTTTGATAAACTTTCTTCTAATTTTTTATATTCTTTATCAAATTTATTTATAGGTCTAAATATAAAATGATCTAAACCATGAGGGATATATTTAATTACTTTACTCTTACATCTATCTTTACCTAAAACCATTTCATTGATGTTTCTAGTTTGTTTAGAGATACCAAATAAAGCGTCACATGAATCATAAAAATCTCTATTATACATTGGAGCTGGTAGATCATCCCAAATATTTAAATATGCTATTGGAATTTTTGTTCTAATTTCATGTTCTATAGAAAATAACCACTCAAAATAACGAGGATCAGTTATAAGAAATAAAGCATCAACTTTTTCACGTTTAATTACTTCTCTTAATAAATCAGGATTTCCATAGTGGTCACAAGGATATAATACAACACTAGCATCATCAATACCTAATTTTTCTCCAGTAGCTTTAGATAAATCAATTACTTTTTCTTTATCAGGATGTTTAATAGCTCCTGCTAACTGAACCCAATTATATCTGTGAGCTGTATTTGTTATAATTTCTCTACCTACTGTAGCTACTCCAGAATGAACTCTAATATCATCTGTTAGTAATAGAATTTTTTTTCTATCTTCTTTTTTAATATAACCTTCTTTCATCTTCAATAACTGTTTTTAATTATTAGTCTAGATCTAATTTTACTTGTGAATTGATTTGTTTTCTAAAATCTTCATTAGTTAAATATAAGTATAATGAACGATCAGCTAATTTTTGGAAACTAAATTTACGTTTTACACATTCGATTTTAAAATTTTCAAATAAATCACTTTTTACTTTTACACTTGTTAGTGTCATGTCTTTTGAATTTGCCATAATTTTTATTTTATTATATTTGTATATACATATATGTAGATTACAAATTTTTACCAACTACATTGCAGAGTTCCATATTATCTTTAAAAGGGCAGAACGTACAATTCCATTTACTTGGTTTTGCTTGGAATATAGTATCTTTATATGACCCATCCAAGTTAAAAGCTTTATTTATAAATTCATTTAAATTATTTTTAGCTTTATTTAATTTTACTTTACCGGAAGCAGGATAAAACTGTTGTACTCGTTTTTGAGGATAATCACCATCAACATATATTTTTCTTCTAACTATAAAAAACTCAATATCTATATTTTCAATTGGTATGTTATATTGTTTACTAAAGAAATGTTTATATAATATTAATTGGAATTGTTTTGATTCATCTTTTTTAGCCCATTTATTCCATCCTTTAGTACTAGTTTTAATGTCTATTATTTTAAATGTTTCTGAGTATTCATTATACAACACTATATCTAAATAACCCATATATTTAACACGATTAAGACGTAAATTAGGCGCTACAACAATAGGTACTTCACATCCAACTAAATATGTTCCTTTTTTCTTAAAGTAAAGATTTCTTTTCTTTTTAATAAATTTCAAAATTTCTTTACCATCTTCAAAAAATTCTCTTAATTCTGTTGGTGAGCTAAAATGTTCATTATTATTTCTCTTATAATCTTCAGCGTAACATTTCCTTAAAGTATCCTCAAATAATTCTTCTAAATCAATTCTATCAGCTGCTGCTCCACTTACTTCATAAATTTTATCTATATAATGCTGAATTACTTCATGTAGAGCTGTTCCAAATGTCATATGAATACTTTGTTCACTAATTTTATGACCATCTCTATATTGTAATGACCATTTTTTAGGACACTGAGTAAACATTGACAATTGTGAATAAGATATATTCTTTTCAACTGCAAAGTTAACTGGTAAAGGGGGATTATTTCTAATCTCCCTTACTATAATTGGTACTTTCTTTTTACCCAAACTATTTTTTCCATTTATCACGACCTACTAAAAGACCGATTATCCCATAATTAGCAATGTCAATAAAAGTATCTTCCATACCTTCACCTTTAACATAATTTTTACCATTAACTAATAAATTTTTTAACCTACTTATTTTATCAGTTAATCTAATTGCTAATCCTGTTAATGAGAATTTTTTATCATCTTTATTATTTAAAATATCACCACCTAAAGCAATGTTATTTAAACCATAATCCATATGTTTAGCAGCAAACATTTCATACATTTCTCTAGTAATTTGTTTAAATTCCTCAGATAATTCTGGGTATTCTGTTTCAAATGCTTCTACTGTTGGAGATGTTTTAACTGCTTCAACTTCTTTTTCTTGACTAAACTCCCATGCTTTTCTACTATCCATTTACTTGTTCTTTGTTGTTAAAGTATTTTTCTAACACTTCTAATCTTTCATCTGCTGAAGCTAATAATTTAAGGGCTTCATTACAGTTATCCCAATAATCTTTAGTTGAATGGTCACCTATACCTGCTGGGTGGTTGGTTAATAGTTGAATACTAGCTAGTGCTTTGGCTTTATCAGCTTCAGCTTCTGCCTTTAAAAATTTGTATACTTGTAAGTTCATATCGTTTTTATTAATTTAGTTATTTCTTTTTTTTCGTAACCTAAATCACTTAATACTTCAGTGACACCTTCTTTTCCTAACATGGGAATATACGAATTAGCTTCATCACTTCCAATTGATAATTTATTAGCTATGATTTTTGCTATTTCTTTAGAATCTTTTTTATTTTGATTTTTAATATATTTATTCCATACTTTTCTTTTAGGAATCATCTCCCTATAAATAGTATAAATCTCCTTTTTATTTTGGGGATTTATATTTTGTACAAAATTAACTATGTCAATATAATTTATATTCATTGATAAAAATCTATGTACCATATAAGAATTCCAATCATCCCAATTTTCTTGTGTAAAATTATTAGGTGGTGTTTTCTTAACTGTTATTTCATTTAACCAATCAAATACAGTCATTTATATCAAATCATCTTTATATTCTTCTCTTATTTCTGGTGGTAAAGTTAATCCTACCATTTTTTTAGTATCAGGACAGAAAAATACTGGTATTGGCATAACTGCATCTTCGTCAGTACCTGCTATAAATTTAGATACACTACGTAATAATACACCTTGTTGAAATATTTTACTCCCTTCTGGTGTTACAAATGAAGTTGTATCTTCTAACTTTACTTGTGGTTGTCCTACATTATTTTCACTCATTTTTTTAAATTTAAATATTAATTAATTGTTTTATTAAGGCCATACAGTTTATTTCTTTATCAATTCTAAAATTAGATTGAAAACTGTACTCATTTATATGTATTGCTACTGTGCCTTCTTTTCCAGGAGCAAAATCTGAGGCATTATCAAATAAAAATCTGTAAAATACTTCAAAATCTTTAACATTAGCGTTAGCTATTATTTGTCTTATTTCATTAAATTTAGGAGATGGTTTAGCTAATTCTTTTACTACTTTAGTCATATAATTATTAGAAACTAATACATCTTTATCTAATTTTAATTGTTTATTTTGTGTAGATACTTGTATTGTATTAAGCATCTTACGAACGTCAGGGTAGTTATTATTAGTAATTGTTTCTAAGTCACTTACACTACATTTTATACCTTCTTTCTGTACAACTTTCATCAAATGATTTACTACGTCTAAATTACTTGGAGGTACAATTTTTAATGTTTGGCATCTTGACTGTAAAGGATCTATAATACGTTCAATAAAATTACAAGTTAAAATAAAACGTGTAGTTCTTGAAAAAGTTTCAATTACATTTCTTAATGATGCTTGTGCTTGTATGGTTATAAAATCTGCTTCATCTAATATAACAACCTTGAGTGGTTTAAATGACATTACACTAGCAAATCCTGATACTTTATCTCTAATAGTTTCAATACCTCTTTCATCAGAAGCATTAATATAGATATGATCGCATTCTATATTTTTTACTATTA